AGATATTTAGGATCTAAAACATCTGATCCAACTTTAGATAATGATGGAAATGCTTTAGCTGGTGGAGCTTTATATTTCAATTCAGTAGATAATGCTATGAAAGTATATACAGGATCAGCTTGGGTTGCTGCTTATGCTTCATTATCTGGTGCTTTATTAGTTGCTAATAATTTATCTGATTTAGCATCTAATTCTTCTGCAAGAACTAATTTAGGTTTAGGAACTATTGCTACATTAGCTGCTCCATCTGGAACAGTTGTTGGAACTTCTGATTCTCAAACATTAACAAACAAAACTTTAACAACTCCTGTAATATCTTCAATAAGTAATACTGGAACATTAACATTACCAACTTCAACTGATACTTTAGTTGGTAGAGCTACTACAGATACATTAACTAATAAAACATTAACATTACCTACTATTGATAATATTAAAATTGGATATTCAACAACTGCTACAGCAGCTGGTACAACTACATTAACAGTATCAAGTAACTATAAACAATATTTTACAGGATCAACTACACAAACTATTGTGTTGCCAGTTGTAACTACATTAACACTTGGACATACTTTTGAAATTCATAACAATTCAAGTGGTTCACTTACAATAAATTCATCTGGTTCTAATTTAGTAGGAACAATTCAAGCTAATACAACTGCAACATGCACTTGTATCTTAGTTACTGGAACAACTGCTGCTTCTTGGGATTTTGATGTAACTGGATTTACTTCTGCTTTAGCTACTACAAGAGGTGGAACAGGATTAACAGCTATTGGAACTTCATTACAAGTATTAAGAACTAATACTGGTGCTACTGCTTTAGAATTTGCAACATTAACTGCAGATGGAACTGCTGATTGGGACACATCTGTTAAAACAACAGGATTTACTGCTACTGCTAATAAAGGATATTTCTGTAATACAACTTCTGCAGCATTCACAGTAACATTACCTGCAACTCCAAGTGCTGGGGATGAAGTTATTTTAGTAGATTATGCAGGAACTTGGGACACAAATAATTTAACAATAAATCCTAATGGTGGTAAAATTTTAGCACAAACTGGAAGTCTTACAGCATCAAAAGATAGAGAATCATTTAGACTAGTTTATATAGATACAACACAAGGTTGGATTCCTTATTCTGGTTATCAAGAAGGTACATCTGGTTTATCAATTCCTATTATAGCGGATTTTTTAGTTATAGCTGGAGGAGGTGCTGGAGGTTTTTCTAGTGCGGTTGGAGGTGCTGGAGGTGCTGGAGGTTATCGTTCTTCTAATTCAACTTATGGTTCTTCTGGTGGTGGAGCTACTGCAGAAGCAAGTTTATCATTAACATCTGGAACAGTTTATACAATAACAGTTGGTGCTGGTGGAAGTGGAAATCAAGGAACTGCAGGAGGAGCAAATGGTTCTAACAGTTCTATTTCAGGAACAGGAATTACAACTATAACCTCTACTGGAGGAGGAGGAGGAGGAGGAAGTGATCCAACAGGAAATGGTTATAATGGTGGTTCTGGAGGAGGAAGTTCTGGAGCTGATGCTGTTACAGCAGGTGGTTCTGGTACAGCAAATCAAGGCTATAATGGAGGATTTCAAGCTAATGGTGGGTATGCAAGTTCTGGTGGTGGAGGAGCAGGTGGAGCAGGAAGTAATTCTACTGGACCATCTTCTACAGCTAATATAGCTGGTAATGGTGGTAATGGTGTTGCTTCAACGATTACAGGTTCTTCTGTAACAAGAGGTGGTGGTGGCGGCGGTGGAGATTGGAGTGGTGGAAGTTTTGGAACAGGTGGAACTGGTGGTGGTGGTAGAGGAGCTAGTAACAACGCATCTAATGATTCAACAAATGGAACAGTTAATACAGGTGGAGGAGCTGGTGGACAACCTAGTGATACTGGAACTCAAAAAAGTGGTGGTTCAGGAGTTGTAATACTTCGTTTACCAACAGCACAATATTCAGGAACTACAACAGGTTCTCCAACAGTTTCAACCTCTGGTTCAGACACAATATTAATTTATAACGGATCAGGAAGTTACACAGGATAATTTATGGCACACTTTGCAAAATTAGGAATAGGAAATATAGTTGAAAAAGTAATTGTAGTATCTAATGATATTGCAACTACTGAACAAGCTGGAGTAGATTTTATTAACAAACTTTACAATACAAGAGATGTTTGGAAACAAACTTCTTATAATCATAATATTAGAAAAAACTTTGCTGGTATTGGTTATCAATACGATCAGGAAAGAGATGCTTTCATAGCACCTAAACCTTTTAACTCTTGGATATTAAACGAAGATACTTGTCTTTGGAATGCACCAGTTGCTAGACCAAATGATGAAAATAGATATACTTGGAATGAATCAACATTGACTTGGGATATAGTAGAAGTATAGTAGTTTAAAAAACGAAAGGTATAAAAGTGGAAGCTAATATCAATGGGATATTCCCAACACCAATTTACATATCTAAATTAGATAGAGAATTAACACCATTAGAATTAAAGTTTGTAGATAAACATAAAAAAGATTTTAATAAAAATGATGGAAACATTACATCAAACAATAATTATATTCTTAATGAAAAACCTTTTGCTAATATTAAAAAAGAATTAGATTTAAGAGTACAAGATTACTTTGAAAAAGTTATATCTCCAACAGATGCAATTACACCTTATATAACTCAGTCTTGGTTAAACTATACTGAAAAAAATCAATATCATCACAAACATGCACATCCTAATTCATTAGTATCAGGAGTATTCTATATTAATTGTCATGAAGAACATGATAAAATTAAGTTCTTCAATGATAATTATAAAACTATTAAATTAGAAATCAAAGATTGGAATATATGGAACTCAGAAACTTGGTGGTTCTCAGTTAAGACTGGAGATATAATACTATTCCCATCTTCATTAACTCACATGGTGGAAACTAAAGAAGGAGATAACACTAGGATTAGTTTAGCTTTTAATGTCTTCATTAAAGGAACAGTTGGTAATAATAAAAACTTAACTGAACTCCATTTATCTTAAATGAATATCCTAATAGCTATCCCATGCTATGGTGGCAACGTCAGTAACATGACATTCCATTCATTATTTAATTGTATCAAACCTTTAAATGATATGGGACACAATCTTAGAATAGAAACACTACCAACTGAATCTTTAATCAATCGTGCTAGAAATAAGTTTGTAACTAAGTTCTTAGATAATAAAGAATTTAATGGTACGCATTTATTATTCATTGATGCTGACATTGGTTTCACATTACAAAATCTTTTAAGAGTTATAGAGTTTAATAAAGAAGTTGTTACATGCACCTATCCTGTAAAAGGATTTTACTGGCAGCAATTATTAGATCGTATCAAAGAAAATAATAATATAGATGAACAAACAATGCGTGATTATCTTTTGCAGTTCAATGTTAATCTATATCCTAACACAGAATTTAAACAGGGATTCGCAAGAGTAAAAGAAAGTGCCACAGGTTTTATGATGATTAAACGTGAGGTGTTTACTACTATCATGGATAAGTTTCCTAACTTAAAATACAAACCAGATCTAAGAACAGGAATAGAAGGATCAGATAATGCGTATGATTTCTTCCCTGTCGGAATTTATAAAGAGAAAGATGGTGTTAATAGATTCTTATCAGAAGACTATTACTTCTGTAGATTATGGGAAGAATGCGGTGGCGAAATCTGGACAGATTTAAATACATCAATAACTCACTTGGGAAATTGTGAGTATCATGGTAAGATGTGGGATCAACTAAACAGGAAATAATATGATTACACTTATTATTGGTTTACTAGCTGGAGGTTTCATTGGTTATGCTTATAAAGATGAAATCAGTAAAGCTATTGAATCTATCAAAGCAATCTTGAAAATATAATAATTTAACCTATATAACCTTCATTAACCAATGGAGAATATTATGTTAAACTATACTGATATTAAAAACTACTGGACTAAGTTCTATGCAGATGCTTTTGAAGATGCAAAATCATTCTGGAAGAACTACGCAGATACAGTAGAAAAATTATATAAAAAATAAATAAATAATAGTTATAAAACAATAAGTTATAAAAAATAATTTTATTTACTTATTATTCAATTAACTTTATCTCGCACATGCCAAACCAACTAATAGGAGTTAGCATGGCAAAGAAAAAGAAATCAGCTGAAGATATTATCTATGAGATTAAAGATCTCCTTGATGATCTTGAGCTAAAGATAAATCCAGAAGATTCTTATGATGATGAATCAGAAGATGAGGATCTTGATTTAGACGAAGAAGAAGACGAAGAATAGTCTATATAATAGGGGTGGTTAATATCCACCCTTATTTCCAACACAATCTATAATTGACTTATCCTATTCATATACTATTAGTGGTGTATGAAACGAAAGCAAAAGACTACATCTGCTACCTCTATTCGTTTGTCTGCACATGAAAAGATTTGTGCTGAACGAATGCAAACACTTATTAAAACAATAGATGAATTAAGAGTAGATGTTAAAGATCTTCGTAGCGATATGAGTAAGGGAAAGGGGATTATTTATTTTATTATATTCCTTGGCGGTATTGTTACAGCGGTTGGTAGTTTCTTTCAATTTAGATAAACAAAAAAAACTAAAGGGGTTTACAATACTGATGAAGAAATCAGATAAAGATAATAAAATATATTATACATACGTTCATATAAGATTAGATACAAATAAAGTATTTTATGTAGGGAAGGGTAAATTAAGAAGAGCAAAATCAAAACAACACAGAAATAAATATTGGAATAATGTTGTTAATAAATGTGGTTATAAAATTATATTTGTTAAGAAAAATATTACTGAACAAGAGTCAATTAATTTAGAAATTAAATTAATAAAAAATTATAGAGATAAAGGATACAAATTAACAAATCTAACAGATGGTGGTGATGGATTATCTGGTTATAAATATACAGATGAACAAAAAATAAAACTTTCTAATAGTTTAAAAGAAACTTTTAAAAATATAGTACCATATATGACTGGTAGATTTGGAGATAAGCATCCTAATTATGGAAAAAAAGCATCATTAGAAACTAGAAAAAGATCATCAGATAGTCATAAAGGAAAATTTCTAGGAGCTGAACATCCTAAATCAAGAAAAATAAAATATAAAAATATTCTCTTTGGTTGCCTTGCAGAGTTAGCTGTATATGAAAATATGAGTTATTCTGGATTAAAAAAAAGAATTAGAAATAGTTCTAAATGGGGATATGAAGTTTTAAAATGAATATAAAACATAGAAAAGGTATTAGTTCTCAATTAATTGCACAGGCTTATTTTTCAAATAAACAAGATACATTAGTATTTACTCCAGTTGGTGGTGTTGGACCAATTGATATCTGTACGTTTAACATTAAGACAAATGAATATACTAACTATGATGTTAAGACTGTATCATACAGAAAGTCAGATACTAAATACGCACACAAAAAGAACGATAGAATAAATAGATCACCATCTAAATTACAACAAAGAATGAATGTTAAGATTGTATATGTATATGAAGATGGTAAAATATTAATCAAATGAATTACGAAGACGTTAAAACTAGAATTAAAAAGCTAAATCTTTCTTCTTTATGATTATGTATGACGATGTAAAAAGCAGAATAAAGAAGCACGAAGGTTTTATAGCTAAGGTTTACCTTGACTCATTAGGTAAAGCTACCATTGGCTATGGTCATCTACTTACTGAAGATGATGATTTTGAAGAAGGTATTATCTATGACAAAGCTATACTTGAATATTTATTTGATAAAGATTTTATTAAAGCTAAACAAGGTATGGAAGAATTAGTTGGAACACAGGCATTACCTATGCTTGTTAAAGGAGTTATTATTGAGATGGTATTTCAATTAGGAAAGACTGGTGTTTCTAAGTTCAAGAATATGTTTGCAGCTTTAAACGAATATGATTACACAAGAGCTGCAGCTGAAATGCTCAACTCAGCCTGGTATAGACAAACTCCAAGCAGATGTGAAGAGCTGGCTAACTTAGTTAGAAAGTGTG